TACAAAGAAGAAAACTAATAGGTTACTGTGATGGCACTGCTATCAACAGAGGAACTGACGCTATGGGTAACCCAAAGCCAAACCCATACGCAAGATGACTGAGTATAAAAACGAAGTAGAAAAACGAAGGTTACAGCTAGAGTATGAAGATTGGGCAGATAAGATAGTGCATATTTATGTAGAGTATGGAGTTTGCTACAAAACCTTCAACTCTGGCAGAGTAACGAAAGATGGTGTAGAAATAGAACCAGCTAGAGAATATGAAGAAAGTATAAGGAGAATGGAATATGAATTACAGCGAAGACGACACAGCTAACATAGTTCAGCAATATATGGATAATCCAACTAGAGAAACTGTGGACAAATTAGCACAAGTATATAATAAAAGTGCTAGAAGTATCATAGGTAAGCTAGCAAAGGAAGGAGTATATCAACGAGTAGAATACCGAACCAAAACTGGAGAAGTGCCAGTAACAAAGTTAGAGATAGTAGAGGAAATCCAATCCCAGCTGGGTTGTAATCAAACCCTAACTGGGCTTGAGAAAGCTCCGAAAGAAACTTTAAAGTTGTTACTAGAATCTCTAGGCTGAAGAGCAAAGTTAGAGCAAAATTAGCCCTACATTCGATAGGGCTTTTTTTATGTCTTTAAAAATTTTCGGTTGCGTGAAAGTCCTTGGAATTAAAGACGAATTTTTAGTAGTTAGTTTTGAATTTGTGATTTGTTACAGAACGTAACTTAGTGGTCGTGCTTTATAACGTTTAAGTAAATATAACACGATTTGGTCTATTCTCTTTCCCAGACTTAGCATAAAACCAAACACCCCAGTCTCTCGCTTACGCTTCGACTGTGGATTGTTAAACAATGCAGTTTAGGGAAAGAATAGACAGACCAGTGATTGGGTTTGGTCTATCTTATAAATTAGATATAAATATTATACCACGAAAATCGGCATAAGTAAAGACTTATTTTTTGAAGGTCATGTAGAGCCTCATTGAAACGGGTTAGTTAGATGTAAAAATAAATTATTTTTGTAAAGTAAAGTTGTTTTTTGAAGTGCTAATTCTCACTATCCAATGCGTCAGCGTCTTTTAACCTTTTAAGTTTACGGTCAAGCGCCTTCCAATTTGCTTGTGAGTTGTTCGCTTCTTGATTTTTTCTTCGATTTCTTCGTATCGCTGCTTGCTTAGTAGTATTTCTTTTAACGCTTGGTTTTTTATACTCTTTTCTTTCTAGCAGTTCTTGTTTAAGTTCCTTGCCGTAAGCTCGGAATTTTCGTAATGCTCTTTCTATATTCATATGTTTTGTGTGTATTTTCAAAATGTCCACCTTCTCTTTCTGAGGTATTGCACTTGCTTTCTTATAGCATTTTCAGAACGCCCAAGATGTTCTGCCATCGTTCTTACTGGCATATGCTTGTAGTTATCCTTTAGATACTGGCGATCTTTGTGTGTCCATTCTATTTTCATTTACTCTATTATATTCGACTTTGAGGTAAATGTCAAGAGTTAAATTTTTTTACTTGACATGAAGTTAAAAGCATGAGATAATATACTTATGAATATAGATATAGCATACCTAATAATATTGATAGCAAGTAATGTTGCTACCTATTTTATAACAAAATCAATAATAATTGAGCATACGATAAACTTTCTAGAAGAAGAAGGGCATATTACTTTTGATGATTCGGAAAAATAGTTCTTGACTTTGAGTTTAAATTGTGCGATAATAAGTATGAAAACAATGGAGTTTTCAGTGCCATACCGAAAGGGTGGCTCATAGTATAGGAGTATAATTATGACAAATACAATGTTAAGACATTTTTTAGGGTTTGACCCAGCAGTGTTTGAAACAGTAGACTCAACTTATCCACGATACAATATCGTAAAAGATATGGAAGATCAGGTAAGTGTGGAGATTGCAGTTCCAGGCTTTCATCGTGATGATGTAAGCGTTGAACAAGACGGAAATAAGTTGTTAATCAAAGCAAAAGCGATTAACTGGTTGCAAGAAGGCGAAAGCTATTTGCATAAAGGTTTTTCGAGTAAAGGATTTGACCAGCAGTTTATTCTTGGCGAGTTTATGGAAGTTGATTCCGTAAGACTTTGTGATGGTATTCTTACTATTAATGTAGTGAAGAATATTCCTGATGAAATGAAACCTAAAACATTCGACATAGAGTGATGGTTCATTGCAAGACTCCGCGCTCAAGGCGGAGTCGCCTTTCTATTCAGCGAGAGAAAGAACGCAGAAAGAAAAGTGACCAAGAGACGCTATCAGCCATTGATAAGGAGATTGAGAAATGGCAAAGGAGAATAGACAAATGGAAGTAAGTAAAAAAGCGAACAGACCTAGCACTTTACAGGACAAAGCTCTACAAAGAGCATTAAAAAACTCCAAGCCTAAAGTAGGCACACCACACGATTGGGAAGACTACGAGCGACAACAGAATAGCGAAGGAGAACAAACAAATGGAAATAAGTAAAGAAGGCTTAGCTCTTATCAAAAAGTTTGAAGGGTTTGAAGCACACGCATATAGATGTCCAGCAGGTGTCTGGACTATTGGCTATGGTCACACAAAAGATGTAAAAGCAGGTGACGAATGGAGCCAGAACCACGCAGAACACATGCTCGAGACAGAGCTAGAGGAATTCTGCAAGTATATAAACGATATGGTTAAAGTATCATTGGAACAGTTCCAATTTGATGCATTGGTAGCTTGGGTATATAACCTAGGGCCGACTAACCTAAGAGAATCAACACTATTGAAAGTAGTAAATGAAGGCGATTTAGAAGATGTTCCACATCAAATCAAAAGATGGAATAAAGCTGGAGGCAGAGTTCTCCAAGGGCTTGTTCGTAGACGAGAAGCAGAAGCTCTTTTATTCCAAAATAAGGAATGGGAGCATGTATAAAGTTTTTCTAGGAACTACACTTATAGCAAGTGGTCTTTGTTACTATTTGTATCAAGAAAATCAAAGACTAATTGGCGATGTGGCAGAACTCACTGTTGCATATGAATTGCAAGAGCAAACAATAGAGACTTTACAGAGTGATTTTGCTCTACAAGGACAAAGTATATTAGAATTGCAGTCCAAAAACCAAGAGATTCAGTTAGAAATGAATCGTTATCTTGATATATTCAAGAGACATAATCTAACTAGACTAGCGGCAGCAAAGCCAGGTCTAATAGAAACAAGAGTAAACAAAGCAACAAAAGAGGTATTTGATGGAATCGAACAAGATAGTAGGGATATTGACAACGCTGATGATGGTATCACAGTGCAGCCTGTTCCCACCCAAGACATTAGAGGTTAAAGCACAACCAGTAGAAAGGCAGATTATTCAGCCAGTGCTTCCTCGAGAGATAGATTTAAAAGAACCTTACTGGTATGTAGTTAGTGAACAGAACATAGAAGAGTTCTTAACTGATATAGAAAAACGAGAAGGACAAGTAGTATTTCTCGCTATGTCCGTACCTGACTATGAATTAATGGCATATAATATGCAAGAGTTAAAGCGATATATTCGTGAACTCAAAGAGGTAGTAGTTTACTATCGCAAGGTAACAACCGATGGAACAGACGGAGAACCGAAATGAGGTAAATATTGACCTCGATAAATATATGTCTCTAGTAGATAAGCTAGATGACGCAGAAGATACTATCTCTGCTTTGAAAACCGAAGCAGAAGCAGCTAAGAAAAGATTAGCTCCACCAAAAAGAAAGTTTATGGATTTGTTTTTAGATGATAATGATGTAAACGAGAAAGCAATCATAGGATTTATTTCTTTTTTCTTTATGATAGTATTCGCCAGTTGTGATCTTATCACAGCATTTATGGGTAAAGAGTTGATAATTGACGACACAATATATACATCGCTAGTAGTGGTAACACTTGGAGCGTTTGGCATATCGGAGGCAGGTCGTGCTTTCGGTAAGTAGTCTTTCGATACTTTTACTTATTATCATTTCCTTGGCATATTCTAAGTATGTCAAGGATCATTTCAAAAAATAATTCTTGACAACAATCCCAAATTTCGATATAATATACCCATGAATTTATTTTATTTAGACGAGAATTTAGATAAGTGCGCGGAGTATCATGTCGATAAACATATCGTGAAGATGCCACTAGAAGCTGCACAGCTTCTTTGCACAGCAGTTTGGGTAGATGAAGTGCTTGGGTTTATACCTAGAGCATTGAATCGAGAGGAGAGTGCTGTTCTAAATGAACACAAAGCTAAAATAAAACATTTACCAATGGACGAGAGACCGCTCACTCCATATCTACCAATGATGTATAATCACCCTTGCACGATATGGACACGGCAGTCTCTTGACAATTTTGAGTGGGTTCACTGCTATGCGAATGCGTTGAATGACGAATATCATTATCGTTATGGTAAGGAGCATAAGTCAGTGGTTGGAGTAATTAATAAATTGCCAGAACCTAAAAATATGCCTAGAGTTGGACTCACTCCTTTCGGTATGGCTATGCCAGATGAACTGAAAGACCCAGACGATGTCGTAGGTTCGTATCGTCTGTATTATCACGCAGACAAGGCAACCTTTGCAAAATGGTCTCATAGACCTACACCAGAGTGGTGGGACGAAGGATTGGCTTGGTATGACAAAAGGATTACAAGTAAGTAATGGAAAAATTTTTTTATAGAGGAGTAAATATATTTATTCCTGAAAATCTCTCCGCTGAAGAAAGAGATAGCTACATAAGAAGTAGTAAATCTTCAATCAGTAGGTGGAGACCTAATGGTAAAAGACCAAGAAGGAGAAGAAATGTATAGGTTCAGCGAAGATAGAGTGTTAAGAGAAATTAAAGAATGGATTGATGGCACATATTCTAAGCATTATAGTATGAACAAAATACAATCAACCGAGTTTGTTGCAGATGCAGGGCATGGAGAAGGCTTCTGTATAGGTAACATAATTAAATATGCTCAGCGTTATGGTAAGAAAAACGGCTATAACCGAGAAGATGTATTAAAAATAATTCACTATGCAATTATTTTACTAGGTATAGAATATGATAAAGAAGAAGGATCACGAGAATTTAACTAAACAGAATATAGAAAGAGTTATTAAATTACTCGAAGAAGAAAAACCAATAACTAAGAAAGAGGCATGTCAGATGTTAAGAATAACATACAACACCTCAAGATTGGCAAGGATAATAGAAGATCACAGAGATCAGGAATCTTTTGTTGCACTTAGAAAATCTCAAAATAAAGGGAAACTAGCAACTAAAGACGAGACAAAGTCTGTATGCGAAATGTATATTGAAGGATATAATCTTTCAGAAATCGCAGGCAGTCTTTATCGCTCCCCTGCTTTTGTAAAGAATATTATCGAGAAAGTTGGAGTGCCTTTCAAACATGCACAAGAAGGATATGACTGGAAACAAGTCATGTTACCAGATCAGTGTGTTTGTGATAGGTTTGAAGTAGGTGAGAAAGTTTGGTGTGTTGCTAACAATACGCCTGCTATTATCAAAAGAGAATGGGTAAATCCCGATGGTGAGTATGGATATTTAGTCTATACGATTGAGCCTCCTTTTGATTTTAGTGATACTTTCTTTCCCTATGTTCAATATGGTGGTAGATATAAAAATCAACTAGCATGTAACTTAGGCAGCCTTCGACACCTAGAAGAATATGGAGTTAAATTATATTAATGTTATTACAGCGTTTTGGATAGCAACAGTTTTAATGTCAGTATGGAGGCTTTGGTGGCCTTGTATGCAGATACTAAGACTAACGAAACCCAAATCGCTAGTAGTAAAGTGGTGGTTAGTAAATGCTGTTATCTTTTCGATAATGGCAATTCCAATGGCGCCTATATTGCTACCCTCAATACTGAGTGAGCGACTTAGGTTTCGTTTTGTATCATCATATGTAGGAGCTATAAATGAAGAATAGTTTATTAGAAGCAATTATAAAAAAAGCAGAGGGAGAAATAGCTGTAGCAAAAGCAAATATATCAGTATATATGCGCAATTCTGCAGCCATAG